TGGGTACAAGAGTTTGCTAAAAATGGTGGCGGACATCATAGAGTGCATATACATGAAAACTGTCATTTATCAGGTTTTTATTTTTTACAAAATGAAGATTCATCTTATCCTTTATTTCATGACCCAAGACCAGGCAAAGAAATGATGGCATTACCTCAAAAAGATGAATCTGTAATATCGCCTTCTACAAGAGTTGTAAATTATCAACCTAGACCTGGAGATTTGTATATATTTCCTTCTTATTTACCTCATGAGTATGTTGTATCAGGAAAAGATAAATTTAGATTTATACATTTTAATATGCAAGCTGTAATTGATCCTGGTAAATCAACAAATTCTATAGCATAAATATAAAAAATTGAATTGAGGAGTAAATAATGCCTAAAATAAAAAAGAAAACAAAAGCTAAAGTTACAAAGAAAAAAAAGATTGTAACTAAAGAAGAAAATAATCAACAATCAAAAGTACAACTACAAGCAAATAATCAGTTTTGTTCAATACTTCATACTACATTTTTTGATAAAAAACAATGTGACGCTATGATAAAAGCATGTGTAGATGAATTATGGATGTCAGGTGAAACAGTTGGTGGTGGTGTAAACAAAAAAATAAGACATGTAGAACAACAAATTTTACCTATCAATGAAAAAGGTTGGCCTCTTACAAGAATATTAGAGTTGGCTAAACAAGCTAATAATGCTCGTTTTAAGTTTGATATGGCAGGATTTTTAGATGTAGATGCACCTATGATTATGAGATATGAAAAAGGTGGTCATTATGATTGGCACGTAGATTCGGGTAATCAAGTTTGTCATAGAAAATTAAGTTTTACAATACAACTTTCTGATAGTAAAGACTATGAGGGTGGTGATGTAGAGTTTATAGGATCAAAAGTAGATACACAAGCTTTTAGACAAAAAGGTGTTTGTATAATATATCCTTCATTTTTACCACATAGAGTAACTAAAGTGACTAAGGGTATTAGACACGCTATAGTAGGATGGATACATGGCCCGACCTTCAAATAAAGAAAAAGAAGCACCTAAAGTATTTAAAACTCAAAGAGAGTTGTTTTTTTCTACTCCTATATTTTATAAAGATATAGTAAATTCTAAAAGTCTTAATAAACATCTCTTAAAACATATTACTTCTTGGAAAAAAAGAGATGAAAAGGGTATTGTTCGTTCAAATTCTTTAGGGTGGCATAGTGCTGTTGACATGCACCATCGGAAAGAATACCATACTCTAGTAAAAGAGTTGTTTAAAATGCAAGAAGAAATATTTGTTGCTGAGGGTTATCATCCTGATACAGAGCCTTATTGTGATAATATGTGGGCAAATGTAAACTACAAATACTCACATAATAAAAATCATGTTCATCCTGGTGCTATGTGGTCAGGTGTTTATTATATTCAATGCCCTAAAGATTGTGGTCATATATGGTTTACAGACCCTTGTGGTGAAAGACATATTGATATGCCTATCATGGCTAGAGATAAAAAGAAACCCACACACTATTGGCGAGAGGTACATTATCAGCCAATAGAGGGTAGATTAATTATGTTTCCTGGTTGGCTAACACATGAAGTTGCTCAAAATATGTGTAATTTAAAAGGTTCAAAAGGTTGGAGAGTTTCAGTATCATTTAACTTTAAACAGAGATGGATGCCAGGTAAATACAAACCTCTAACTGGTGGACACGATAGTGGTGGTATAATTGATAAAAATAGTCTAAAATAATCTTATAAATATATCTGTAAGGGGATTTAGATGGCCGTAACTCAAAAAACAGCAGAAAACTTTAGTATAGACCAAGGCGCCGATTTTAGTAGAACATTTACAGTTACTACAGACGGATCAACAGCTTATGATCTATCAGGATTAACACTTCAAGCACAAATGAGAAAAGGCTATGATTCTTCATCAGCCACAGCTACATTTACAGCAACCCTAGTTACTGCTACATCTGGTACTTACAAATTAACACTATCTAACTCAACAACTGCCTCAATTACAGCTGGACGATATGTTTATGATGTAGAATTAATATTAGCAGATTCTACTATTGAAAAAGTACATCACGGTATAATCACTGTAAATCCTGAAGCTACGAAGATATAATGAATGAATTACAAGAGTTCTTTAAACAGGCTGCTGAAGAAAAAAAAGTAGTCATAGAAAAGAAAAGAAAATTAGATGAATGGAATAGGAAGTTAAACCCTCCTATTGACTTCTCAACAAGTAATTTAGGCACTTTTTTTGGTGCCGTTAATACATTTAAAAAAGAACACGTATTAGTTGAGAGAGAAATTAAAAAGGAAGAAACAAAACAAGAAAGTAAAGTAAATGCTTTACAAGTTTTCTTTGATAAATTAAATGGTTTTGAACAGTCTTTATCTGAACAAATAGAAAAACAAAAAGAAGATAAAACTGAGAGTGAGAAGAAACAAGAAGAATTAGAACCAATCATAGAGGATCCAAAACCAGAAAAAGATGATTGGAAAGATGAAGTTAAGTATGATGTTAAACCTAGCTTAACTGAAACAATAACAAAAACAATAGAAGAGCCGGTAGTTGAACAAGTACAAGTACAACAATCTAGTTACTTTAAACAAAATGTACCTAAAGTTCAAACAGAAAATGTTGATATTACAAATCTCGTAAGTGCCATTTCTTCTATAACTAAACCACGTGCCAATGAGCCGTTGAATAAACTATCTGATTTAGAAAGATTACAATTAGAGTTTAGACACTTTAAGGATATTGTAACTAGACAGATGGCCTCTATAGGTGGCGGTGGTGAAGTAAGATTATTAAATTTAGATGACGTTGATACTAGCTCACTTGGTAATGGTAAATTTTTGGCATATAACTCTACAACCAGAAAATTAGAATTTACAGACCAAGTGGACGGTAATTAATGGCATTAAAGATAAAACTAAAAAAATTCACAGCAAGTTCAGGTGCTCCTACTACAAGTGATTTAGAAGACGGCGAAGTCGGCATAAATCCAGTACAACAAAAAGTATTTGTAAATAATAGTGGTTCTATAGTTGAATTAGCAGGTCAAAATGATTTAGATTTATCTGCCGTAGCACAAGATATATTACCTGATGGAAATGGTACTAGAAATTTAGGTTCATCAACAAAACGTTTTGGAGAGTTATTTCTACTAGGACAAACTATTGATCTAGGTGGTGCAATTATTGATTCAGATGGTACAGGTCAAGTGTCTGTATCAGCAACAGGTGTTACTCTACCAGAGGGTTCTAAGGCAGGTACTAATAAACTCGCTGTTGCTGTAACAGGTTCTGGTGGTGCAGAACAATCAGCAACTGTTGTACCTTTCTTTTCAAACGCAGGGGGTCTTTCAACAGCTAACGCTAACTTTAACTTTAATGCTACGGTTGATGACAAATTTGTATTTACAGGAACAAAAACCTTTACATTATCTACGGGAGCTAATTTAGCTGATAGTAATATCACACTATTTCAATTTTAATAAATAGATAAGAGAGAGAATTATGGCAAACAAAAAACCAATACGAACGGTCTTTAATGACAGTGGCGTAGCCACAGGATTAGCTGAGTTTCAAACAGGTGAAACGGTAGGTTTAGATCACGGTGGTACAGGTGCCGCATTAACAATTGGTTCAGCTGGTCAGGTTTTAAAAGTAAACAGTGGCGGATCAGCATTAGAGTTTGGTGCTGTTGAAGCTATTATTAATATAGATACAGCAACTAATTTAACCTCACAAACATTAGAAGCCTCCGATCAAATTATGGTGTCAGATGGTGGCACTGAGGGTAGAGCAACTCTATCTCAAATACAAGCAGCTATAAAAGATACAACAGCTACACTTACAAACAAAACAATTGCTTTTGGTAGTAATACAGTATCAGGTACTTTAGCTCAGTTTCAAACTGCCGTTACAGACGCTACACTAGTTGATTTAGATGATACACAAACATTAACAAACAAATCTATTAACGCCTCTAATAATACAATATCTAACATAGTTAACTCAAATTTATCTGGTAGTGCTGGTATTACAAATGCTAATTTAGCAAACTCAACTGTTACAGTAGGGTCAACTTCAATAGCTTTAGGTGCCTCAGCAACAACAATTGCTGGTATATCTGATCTTACTGCTGGTACAATTAATATAGCTGGTAACGTAATTAAATCATCCGACTCAACAGTTGTAGAGATTGGTGGTGGTGATGGTTTAAGTGTTGCTGGTAATTTAACAGTCGCTGGTAATATGACTGTTACAGGTAGTACAACTACTATATCATCTACAAATACAACACTAACAGATCAATTTTTAGAATTAGGTACAGGTAGATCAGGCTCAGCTTCAGGTGATTCTGGTATTGTAATTGAAAGAGGTGATGACGCTAATGCTATTATAGGTTTTGACGAAGACCAAGATGAGTTTATAGTTGGTACTGGTTCATTTACAGGATCAAGTTCAGGTAATCTAACAATTACAAAAGGTACTTTAGCATTAGGTGGTCTTAATGTTTATAACGGTTCTAATTATGTTAGACTAGCTTCGCCAAGTTTAGGTGGTAATGTAACTTTAACTTTACCATCAAATGATGGTGACGCCAACCAAATATTATCAACAGACGGATCAGGAAATTTATCTTTCATATCTGCTACGGCTGCTTCAGGTGCTGGTCTTTCTGATCTATCAGATGATAGCACACCAAGTCTAGGTGGCAATTTAGATATGAATGGTAATGATATTATTACATTATCAAATGGTAACATAGATTTATTACCTCACGGTACAGGTAAAGTTATCATGGATGGTAATGGTAGTTCAGGTGGTGTTAGTATATCAGATGGATTAATTGATATAAGAACAGGCACAGGTGCTGTATCTAAAATAAAATTTTATTGTGAATCTGGTAACGCTCATGCTCAAACACTACAGGCTTCGCCACATGCTTTAGGTAGTAGTTCAGTTTCAGTTTTACCAACAAACTCTGGTACTTTAGTAGGATCAGGTGACAGTGGTACAGTTACAAATACCATGATGGCAAACTCAACTGTTACTATAGCAGATGATAGTTCAACAGCAGTTAGTGTACCATTAGGTGGTGGTTTTACTATATTAGGTGGTTCAGGTATTACAACAACTCTAAGTGGCACAGAAATGACTATTGCTACAGACGGTGGTGTAGTTACAGAAACTTCAACAGATACATTAACAAATAAAACAATTAGTGGGTCAAATAATACTTTATCTAATATAGCAAATTCATCACTTAGTAATTCTACTGTAAATTTTGGTGGTGTATCATTAGCTTTAGGTGCTAGTGACACTACACCAGCATTTGATTTATCAGACGCTACTGATTATCCAACATCTAGTTTGACGGGTACAATTACAAATGCTCAGTTAGCAGGATCAATAGCCGCTAGTAAATTAGCAGGTTCTATTGGTAATGATAAACTTTCTAACTCATCATTTACAATAAGTACAGATGACAGTTCAACAGTTTCAGTACCATTAGGTGGTGGTTTATCTGTATTAGGTGGTACAAATATTAGTTCAGTAATAAGTGGTAGTGAAATAACATTAAATTTAGGCACAGGTATAGACGCTGCTAAAATATCAGGTGGTAATGTATCTAATACAGAGTTTGATTTTTTAAATGGTGTATCAAGTGCTATTCAGACACAATTAGATACAAAGGCGGCTACGTCATTTGCTATTGCTCAGGCCATAGCACTTGGATAAGGGTATAAATAGTAGGAAATAAGGAAAATTATGGCAACACCAGCAACTAGAAGTAACTTAAAAGAATATTGCTTAAGAGCATTAGGTAAGCCGGTCATTGAAATTAACGCTGATGATGACCAGTTAGAAGATAGAATAGATGAAGCTCTACAATATTTTTCTCAATATCACTATGATGGTATTAAAAGAACATATTTAAAATATAAGTTAACTCAAGCAGATAAAGACAGATTATCGGCTATTAACCCTAATACAGAAACAGCTACAAGTGGTGGTGTAACGACTACTTTAAATGAAGATAATAACTTCATAGCAATACCTGATTCAGTTATATCTGTAATTAATGTATTACCATTTTCTAATAAAGGTAATCTAAACTTATTTGACGTAAGATACCAATTAAGATTAAATGACCTTTATGATTTTTCTTCAACATCAATTATAAATTATGATGTTGTATTAAGACATTTGGACTTTTTAGACCATGTATTAGTAGGTGAAAAACCACTAAGATTTAATCAACATGATAATAAACTGTATGTAGATATGGACTGGTCAAATGATTTAGCTGTAGGTGAATATCTAGTTATAGAATGTTACAGAAAATTAGATCCTGAAACACATACAGATGTTTACAATGACATATTTTTAAAGAGATATGTAACTGCTTTATTTAAAAAACAATGGGGCGCTAACTTATCTAAATTTAATGGTGTAAGTATGATAGGTGGTGTTACATTAAATGGTCAACAAATTTATTCTGAGGCACTATCAGACATAGAAAAACTAGAACAAGAAATAAGATCGTCATATGAATTAAATCCGGCTATGATGATAGGATAATATGCCATGGCAACAAATCATTATTTTCAAGGTGGGAACGGAATTGGCAGTCAAGGTGAAAAAAAACTTTACGAAGATTTAATCATTGAGGGCCTAAAAATATATGGCCAAGACTGTTACTACTTACCAAGAACATTAATCAATAGAGACCTTATATTAGGCGAAGATGTAGCTAGTAAATTCAATGCTGCTTATCTATTAGAAATGTATATGGAAACCACTGAGGGTTTTGCTGGTTCACAAGAAATAATTAATAAGTTTGGTTTAGAGATCAGAGATGACACAACATTTATGATTTCTAAAAGAAGATGGCAAGATTCAGTGGATGATCCTGCTACAATGATTGTAGATGGTAGACCAAACGAAGGCGATATAATTTACATGCCTTTAATGAATGGTTTTTTTGAGATACAGTTTGTAGAAGATCAGGAGCCTTTCTTTCAATTAGGTAACTTACCTGTTTACAAACTAAGAGCTACGAGATGGGAATATAGTTCAGAGCAAATTGATACAGGTGTTTCTGATATAGACGCTGCTGAAGACAAACATACTTTAGATCAATTAGCACATCAAGTCAGTTTAGAAAATGAAGACGGCGCTTTATTATTAGAAAATGACTCAGTAAGTGGTGACAGTAATTACTTCTTACTTGAAACATATGCTATACAAACACAATCGCCATATGCTGATAACTTAGATTTAGATAGTGAAGCTGGTTTTGATACAGCTTCTACAGCAGATGATATATTAGACTTTACAGAGAGGAACCCTTTTGGGGATGCAGATTTTTAGATGTTCGGATATTTTTACAACGAAAGTATGAGAAGAATGACAATTGCCTTTGGGCAGTTGTTTAACAACATACAGATTAAAAGAAAAGACTCTAGTGGTAGCACGATACAATCTATCAGAGTACCTTTGGCATATGCACCTAAAGAAAAGTTTTTAACTAGATTAGATCAACAACCTGATTTAGATAACAGAGAGTTTGCTATAACTTTACCTCGTATGAGTTTTGAAATAGCTAGTATTGAATATGACGCTAGTAGAAAACTAAACAGATTACAAAAATTTAAAAAAGTTAAAACAAGTGCTGAGGGTAAAGTATTAGACTTTAATTATATGCCTGTGCCTTATAATATATCTTACACTTTAAATGTATTTACGGCAACTGCTGAAGGTGGTTTACAAATTATAGAACAAATATTACCTTATTTTCAACCAGATTATACAGTTACTATAAATGCCATACCTAATTTAGATATTAAAAGAGATGTGCCTATTATTTTAAATAGTGTTAACTATGAAGATTCTTATAGTGGTGACTATACAACAAGAAGAGCCGTTATATATACATTAACATTTACTGCCAAAACATACTTGTTTGGCCCAGCACAAACTCAAAAAGTGGTTAAGACAGTTCAATCAGACCTATATAGTGATACAGATACAGTTGATAAAGCAAGAGAAGAAAGAATTATTGTTGTACCTAATCCTACTTCAGCCGACGCTGATGATGATTTTGGATTTACAACAACGATTGAAAGTTATACAGATGGTAAAAAATATAATACAACAACTGACAGTGATGAATAATTATGAGCAAACTAGAAGAAAAGGTTAATGAAATACTAGGTATTGAAAAACCTGAAGAAAAACAAAATAAAGAATTTAAACCACCTGTAGCTCGTGTGGAAGAAAAAGCTAAAGATGATATTGATAATGACCATAAAAATAGTAGAGAGTATTACTATAATTTAATTGATCAAGGACAAGAAGCCATAGCAGGTATACTAGAAGTAGCAAAAGAAGGCCAACATCCAAGAGCTTACGAAGTGGCATTAGCAGGTATTAAGAATGTTGCTGATACTGTAGATAAACTACAAGATTTAAATAAAAAATTACAAAACTTGAAAGAGTTACCTAAGTCAGCTACTCCAAATATAAAGAATGCTTTATTTGTGGGGTCAACTGCTGAGTTACAAAAGATGTTAAAAAAAGATGAAAACACTGAAAGCAAAAACATCACACCCGAAGAAACAGATATTTCCGATAAGTGAGTTAACATATATTAAATATTACGAAGACAAAAAAGTTTACTTACAAGATTTATCTGAACCTTTTGATATGATAGAACCGATTGAAATTAATAAACACGTGGTCTCTCCAACCATAAGATATGGTGCTGGTGGTAAAATCTATAAAGAAAAAAAATATTCTGTTGTTAGAGGTAACCAAAGAGTTACACTTGCTAAAAAATTAGGTTACACACATATAGAAGGTATAATAATGAATGATGAAGAAGATGATAAATTTTTAGAAGACTTAGCAAATAATACACCACATGCTGGTCAATTTGATGAAGAACACCCTAATTGTGGTACAGATGATTGTTGTAAGGAATGTTAAATGAGTGATAACGCTTATCTAGGAAATCCAAATCTAAAAAAAGTAAATACATCACAAGAATTTACACAAGAACAAATTGTGGAATATCAAAAGTGTGCTGATGATCCAATATATTTTATGGAAACATATGTGAGAATTGTATCGCTTGATGAGGGTCTTGTACCTTTTAAAATGTATAATTTTCAAAAGAAGATAGTAGATACTATTCATAACAATAGATTTACAATTTGTAAATTACCAAGACAGTCAGGTAAATCAACAACAACTATTTCTTATTTGATGCATTATGCCTTATTTAATCCTAACTCAAACATAGCCTTACTTGCCAATAAATCTTCTACTGCTAGAGATATATTAAGTAGATTACAACTAGCATATGAAAATTTACCAAAGTGGATGCAACAAGGTGTTATAAACTGGAACAAAGGTAATATAGAATTAGAAAACAAATCAACTATTGTGGCGGCTGCTACATCTTCAAGTGCCATACGGGGTGGTTCATATAATATAATCTTCCTTGATGAGTTTGCTTTCGTACCTACAAATATTGCCGAATCGTTTTTTAGTTCAGTATATCCTACAATCTCCTCTGGTTCTAGTACAAAAATGATTATTGTATCTACACCTTATGGTATGAATCAGTTTTATAAATTATGGACAGACGCTGAAGAAAAACGAAACGATTATATACCAATAGAAGTACATTGGTCGGAAGTTCCAGGTAGAGATGAAGAATGGAAAGAACAAACAATTAGAAACACAAGTCCTGAGCAATTTCAACAAGAGTTTGAATGTGAATTTTTAGGTTCAGTAAACACACTTATAAGTCCTGCTAAAATTAAAACTATGGCTTATCATAATCCAATAACTGCCTCTGGTAGTGTAGAAGTATTTAAATCGCCAGTAAAAAATCATACATATGTTTGTACAGTTGATGTATCCAGAGGTGTAGATAAAGATTACTCTGCCTTTGTTGTATTTGACGTAACAAAAATGCCTTATGAAGTTGTGGCTATTTACAAAAACAATGAAGTCAAACCTTTCATCTTTCCTAGTATAATAGAAAAGGTTGCTAAAGGTTATAATCATGCTCATATATTGACTGAGGTAAACGACATTGGCCAACAGATTGCTGAGGCACTACAGTTTGAAATAGAATACGATAATATATTAATGACTACACAGAAAGGTCGTGCCGGACAAGTCTTAGGTGCAATGTTTAGTGGTCGTGGAACATCATTAGGCGTAAGAATGACCAAACAGATTAAAAGAATAGGATGTGCTAATATAAAGACACTTATGGAAAGCGACAAGATTATAGTAAACTCATTTAAGATTATTGAGGAGATGAGTACCTTTGCCAAAAGAGGTCAAAGTTATCAGGCCGAAGATGGGGCAAATGATGATTTAATGATGTGTTGTGTCATATTTGGTTGGGTATCAAATCAACCTTACTTTAAAGAATTAACAAATACCAATGCCAGACAGCAGATGTATGCTGAACAACAAAACTTGATTGAGCAAGATATGTCACCTTTTGGCTTTGTGGATGATGGTATAAATGAACACGAACAAACAACAATTGACGAATACGGAGATGTTTGGAGTCCAGTTGTTCGTAAAGGATTGTAAATCCTAGTTATTATAAATATCTACAAGATGAAACTTTGATTATGGGCGTATTAATAATACGAATTTTGACACAAAAAAATGCAATTAGCTAATTAAAAAATATAGAGGAGAATATACCTATGGCATTTCAAGTATCACCAGGTGTTCTCGTACAAGAAAAAGACATTACTAGAATTATACCAGGCGTATCAACATCAATCGGTGCTGTTGCTGGTCAATTTAATAAAGGACCTTTAGATGAGGTTGTGGCTATATCTAGTGAACAAGAGTTAGTAGATACCTTCGGAAAACCAGATTCAAGCACATTTGAATACTTTTTTACGGCGGCAAACTTCTTACAATACTCTAACGCTTTAAGAGTAGTACGAGCATCCAATACAGGTAGCACTAACGCTAACGCTTCAGGCTCATCAGCACAAATTAAAAATTTGGATGACTATGAGTCAAATTTTGAAAGCGGCGCTGGCGTAATAGGCACATTTGCAGCTAGAACAGCAGGAGCACACGGAAACAATTTACTTGTTTCTACTTGTCCTTCAGCAGCTGCTTTTGAACAAACAACAACAGGCGCTACAATTTCGCTTGTAAACGAAAGCTCCAACACAGCAGTAGGAGATACAAGTATAGATGTTGACGATGGAGCAGACTTTAATGTTGGCGACATTTTAAACTTTTCTACTACAGCTTCAACGGAAGACTTTGATGACGGAGAAGAATACAGAATAACAGGAATATCAACAAACACTTTAACAATCGTTCAGCATCCAAGAGGATCTGGTGGTTTAAAAAGAGTTGTACTTGATAATTCACACATAAGAAGAAGATGGAGATATTACGATCAAGTTGACGGTGCTCCTGGAACTTCAGCATATGCATCTGCTAGATCAGGTTCAGGTGATGAAATCCATGTAGTAGTAGTTGATGAAGATGGTGGTATTTCTGGTGTACCAGGAACAGTGTTAGAAACTTTTAGTAAAATGTCTAAAGGTTCAGACGCTAAAACTCCACAAGGTGACACTAATTATTATCCAACAGTAATTAAAAATAGATCACAACATATCTATTGGACGGATCATAATACAAGTGGATCTAACTGGGGTAGCGCTGTAACAGGTACTACATTTACAGCAGTTGCAACACCTACTTTAGAATCACTATCAGCAGGTTCTGATGGTTCTACTGTAACTACAGGTGAGTTAAAATCAGCTTACGATAAATTTGCTGACGCTGACACTGTAGATGTTGGTTTAATTATGGCTGGTAAATGTACATCAACTCACGTTGATAACTTAATCACAATAGCAGAAAACAGAAAAGACGCAGTAGTATTTGCTTCTCCTGAAAGAGCTGATGTGGTTGACATTACTAACACTAACACACAAACAAATAATGTTATTGATTTCTTTGATAACATTAGATCATCTTCATACGTTGTATTTGATAGTGGTTACAAATACTGCTACGATAGATACAATGACGTATATAGATATGTACCGTTAAACGGTGATGTTGCTGGCCTAGCGGCTAGAACAGACTTAACAGCAGACAGTTGGTTCTCACCGGCTGGCTTTAACAGAGGTATTGTTAGAGGTGCTGTTAAATTGGCATATAACCCAACTAAAGCACAAAGAGATCAACTTTATCCTAAGAGAGTAAACCCAGTGGCTACTTTCCCAGGACAAGGTACTGTTCTTTTCGGTGACAAAACTGGATTATCTTCGCCATCAGCGTTTGATAGAATTAATGTAAGAAGACTTTTCATTACTTTAGAAAAGGCTATTTCAACAGCTTCTAAGTTTCAACTTTTTGAGTTCAATGATGAATTTACAAGAGCAAACTTTAGAAACATAGTTGAGCCGTTCTTACGTGAAGTTCAAGGTAGACGAGGTATTACAGACTTTTTAGTAGTCTGTGATGAAACTAACAATACAGGAGAAGTAATTGATAGAAACGAATTTATTGCTGAAATCTTTGTGAAACCAGCAAGAAGTATCAACTTTATCACTTTATCTTTTGTAGCAACACGAACCGGCGTGGCTTTTGAAGAAGTCGCTGGGTAATTTTAGAAGAGGAGAATAAAGAATGCCAAACATTAATGACTTCAAAGCTAAACTTGCTGGCGGCGGCGCTAGAGCCAATCAGTTTAAGGTTACAATGCCTTTTCCTGGTTACGCACAAGTTGGTGGAGAAATAGAAGACCTTGCTTTTTTATGTAGAGCAACAACAATTCCTTCAATGGATATAGCTACTATACCTGTTCCTTTTAGAGGAAGATCAATTAAGATTGCTGGCGACAGAACAATCAATGATTGGTCGGTAACTGTTTACAATGATACAAATTTCAGATTAAGAAACGCATTTGAAAGATGGCAGAATGGTATCAACAACATGACTGACAATGAGGGTTTAACTAATCCTGTTGACTATCAAGTTGATGCATTCTTAGATCATTTAGACAGAAACGGTAATACTGTTAAGTCATACACTTTAAGAGGTGTATACCCTACAGTTATCGGTGGTATACCACTAGACTATGAAGAAGCTGCTGTTATTGAACAGTTTGAGGTAACTTTAGCTTACCAATACTTTGAAACAAACACAACTACCTAATATTAATGAGGGTGGCCTGGTCTCCAGGCCATCTTCCTAAAACTATTATAAGTAGTAGTAGATAAAACAAAGGAAATTAAATTATGGCTGAATTATTTGGATTTAGTATTACGAGAGCTCGTAAACAGGCTGATCCTAAACAAAGCTTCACAACAACACAAGCAGATGATGGTACACAAACTATCGCTGCCGGAGGTTATTTTGGGCAGTACCTTGATATGGAGGGTACGGCAAAAAGTGAGGCGGATCTAATACGTAGATATAGAGAAGTAGCATTACACCCCGAATGTGACATGGCGATAGAGGATATCGTTAATGAGGCAATCGTGGCTAATGAATTAAAAGACGCTGTGAGAGTAAACATTACAGATTTACCTTACGGAAAAGATGTTAGAAGAAAAATAGAAAACGAATTTAAAGAAGTGTTAAAACTTCTTAACTTTAACACTAAAGGCCACGACATCTTTAGAAGATGGTATGTAGATGG